TCTCTTTCCACAAGTTTACCATTATCCCATACCCACTCTTTGCTCTCCATAATACCTTCTACGAAAGCGTCTGGAGCGCTTGGGTCTGCAACAATGTCAGCCGCCGTTGCAAGGTAAAAGTCGTCTTTTACATAGTTTGCACCGTTACGCTGAATTATTGACCCCATACCACGACTTGAAACGCCCAATTGAGCGCCCTCATCTATAAGACCTTTTACAATCTTACCGTATGGTGTGTCCATAATTTTTGCCTCACCAATAAAATTAGCACCATCTGGAGTTAGAGATGTAATCATGTGTGATACTCTCTCTAAATTTACAGTTGGACCGTCTGGATGTCCTAACTCGCCAAAGGCTCTTTTCTTGTTGATGAATTCTCTATTGTATCTTGCCACTTCCTGTTCCAAAATTTGTTTTGGATACACTCTTCCATTTCTGTTCTTCAAATCTGATTGAAGAAAGATACCTTTAATTTTATATGATTTTTTTCCGCCAGTTTCTTCTACAAGATACTCTGCGTTTTGAATTTCTTCCGATATTAGTTTCATATGTTCTCTCTTTGTACTAACTATTTATAAGGTTTTTTACCTAAACTCTACAATAATCGTGTAATTATCACCGTTTGCAAAGTTTTTCGTTGATAATAGTACATCTCCTGTTGGTACTGTTGCGTTGTTTGGTATCTCATTACCAGCTGGTCTTAAATCCCAATAACCATTTCCTGACAATGATAATGCTGTTGCATTTGTTGTTCCGTCCCAAATCAATTCTACTGCTGACTTATTATTAGCAGTATTAATAGAATACCATATCTTACTAATTTTTCGATTGCCGTCTTCACTCATAAAAGTTAGCTCTGAAGCGTCAACCTTTTTAACTAATGTTTCGCCAGTACCATCTGAGTTGTTTGTCAACTTGACTACAAACTTAACTCCAGTTGTATCTGCGATTGTTTGTGTTGTTACTATATCTGCCATTACTTGTATCCCGCTTCTTTATGACATTCAATTACTAAATTATACTTTGTAACTGTGTCATCACTATTTAAAAATATATCGCCTATTGCGTCTTTAACTTTTATCTCATCTGGTTTAAGGCCATAATTACCTCTACCAGATATAATTACTTTTTTAGATGTGTCATTCTTAAAAAAGACTGTCACATTACCTGTACCTAAAATCTCATACTGCATATTTGCAATTGAAACTTTTGGTTCACTTGTTGCGTCTTTACTATTTACAACATCAACAAGCTTTTGTTGAAACTCACCACCAACACCATTAGAGTTTACAATAATTTTAAAGTTATCATCTATTAACTGTGTTGTTGATATAGTCACTTATTAACCTCTTGGCGAACCAACAGCACTTGCTTTTGATGTAGGGCAAGTAATTTTGTCGGTAGTGCCTTTTTCTATAATTACTGTGTCGCCATCTTCCAAATAAAATTTACCTAATTCAGTAGTACCATCTGATTCAAAAACTGTTCCTGTTGTATCAGCAGTAGCAGTTACTCTAACAAAATGAGCATTACCAAAATTATTTACACTTGGATTAGTAACGACATCTCCTTTAACTATAAAAGTCTGTGCCATTTTTATTCTCCTAATTGTTCTTCTAATTCCTTATCAAAATAATCATAAAGAATTTTTGTGTTAATATTATAATGTTCGGCCACCTTATCTACAGCGCCTTCAAAAGTTTTAATTATATCGTCTGTATTATCTTTAATATTTTCAAAGATTTCTTTTACTGCGTCTTTCATTTTTGGACTTAAAGACCTAAAAGAATCCGAGTCGATATATAAATCTCTTTCAACAATATTACTGAGCTTCAGTTTCGCCATTACCTGCAATCTCTATCTCAGCTTTACCGTCATTTGCCATATCAGCACTTGTCTGTACTTGGCCATCTTGTGTAAATGTACCTGGTTCAGCAATTTCTGGTTTAGGGTCACTAATTGGTTGTGCCTCAACTTTTCCATTAAACAAATTAGCCGCTAACTCTTGTCTTTTAGCGTCCAAGGCGTCACCCATTTTATCTCTTAATGCACTTTTAAATGCTTCGCCGGCGTCTGCATTGTTGCCAGCTTCCAAATTGTCAATAAATGCTTTTGTATTTTCTGACATAATTTATCTCCTATAAAGTTGTATCTGTAACATCAGCGGTCGGAGCAGATATAATACCATCATCAATTTCTTTTTTGATTTGATTATCAATATCTTCAATCTCTCTTTCGTTTTGTTTCAGAATGTTTTTTCTCACATATTCTACTGAATAAAACTTACCAATATAATCACGCATTTCATTTGCTAAAGCTAATCGCTCTCTCATCATTTCAGTATGTTTTAATTCTGCAAAGTGACCGTCTTGTAAGAAGTCATATGTAATACTTTCTCTTACAGATTGCCAATCTTCTTCATTAATAATACCTTTAAGAATTAATTGTGTTCTTAAAATATCATTAAATAATTCTGTGAATTTCTTTCTTAATCTTTGTACAAATTTTGTAAATTTAAGTTCATCTCTAGTAATTTCTGAGGCTCTACCCATATTAAAACCAGAATTACTTTCTAATCTACTAACTGGTACATTTAAAGAACGATAAAGTTTACTTCTAAAGTATTCAATATCGTTAATTTCTCCTAGATTTTGACCGCCAGGCAAAGTAGTAATATCAGTACCTCTTCCACCTTCTCTACTCGGTAACCAAAAATCTTCCAACATTGACATATAGTTTCTGTCATCTCTGATTTCTCCTGTTGAGGCGTCATAAACAAGTTTATTTCTATATCTTGCCATAACATCTCGTAAGTATTGTTCAGCTTTTACTTTAGGTAAATTACCTACATCAATCTTAAATATTCTTCTTTCAGGTGCCCTTGCAATTCTGTAAATAACAGTTGCGTCTTCAATCATTCTTAATTGATTGACAGGTTTAATTGCTTTGTGCATATAAGATAAGACCATATTTTTAGTTTGGTCAATTAATCCTGACGGACAATAAGCAATTGTATCTGGTGCGATTTTAATACCACCAGATGTAGAGTTGATTACACCTTTTTCATTGAATAGATAATATTCAACAAACTCATCAACTACTGAAAGCATATTAGGACCTGTAACTCCTTCAGGTCTTTTCTTTCTTACTTCTCTAATTCTTTTAATTTTACGAGGGTCAAGGTATTTTAATTCTGTAATACCTTTTGTAGTAGCATTTCTATCAATAACTTTTTGATAAAAAATTCTACCATCTACATACCATCTTCTAAAGATGTCATGCCCTTTAGTGTTAAACTGCATAAGTCGTAACACTTCTTTAAATTCATTCTCAATTTTTCTACGAACATCTTTACCGTAAGGTAAATTATTAACATTTACTCTTACAGCCTCTCTGTTTTCATTAGCCACAATTGCTTCATTGACAATATCTTCGATTGCCAAGTCGCACTCGGGGTGTAATGAAATTTCTCTATACCTTCGGATTAAATCAGCTTCAGTTTTGGCGGTACCTTCCATATCAAGGTACTGACCAAAATAGCCACCAGCGGCGATAGTTTGTGTACCATCATCCGCTGGAGCCGTTGTAAAGCTTTGTTTTGGATCCGACTGTTGTTTGAGTCGTGTTATAGAAAATCCAAATAGTTCAGCCATTATATTTTTCCTCTTTTGTTAGTAATACTTATCCGCTTAAAAATTAAGTGGTTGTGTTACTTTCAAAGTATTGATAACGGAAAGTGACGCCAAATTCTTCGACAGCCGCTTGCTCGTCATAGTTCAAATCAATCTCACCAATACCAGTTGGAAACAATCCTCTTAATGTATAAGTTTTGATTGTATTTCCGTTTCTGTCAAGGTGGTCAACAAATGCGTCAACTTGATAATCAACAGGATTTGTTAATCCTTCATTATCTGACATATTGTTGATACCATTTTGCCATCTCTCAAAGGCGTTTCTTAACTTAAAGTTTGTATCGTTAAGAACCTGGATAGACCATTCATCAAATGTTCTATCACCACCAATGTAGATTTTTCTTCCTCTAAATGGTACTTCTACCACACCAACATTCATTGCCGGTATTTTAGTGCTTCTACATAAAAATGCTAAGTCTTCTATTTCGCCACCAACTTGAGCGTAACCAGGAAAAGGCATTGTCACCTTAAACTGATTACTTCTAGCGCCACCGCCAGCAAGTTTAGCTTTGAAGTCATTAATGTTTGCCATTTTTTATTTCTCCTCTACTAACCTGCTACTTCGTCAAACGAAACGCCGGTTCTTGTTGCTACGAATGATAATGTAATGAAGTTAATGCTTCTAGCAGGTTTTACA